GATTAGGAAAGATTTTCTTCCCGTCCTCTCCTAGAACTCTCTCTCCTAGTGTTGGAGGAGCCCAGTCTTGGTACATATTGATAAACATTGTGATTGCTTCGGTAATCTCCTCGATTATCCTATTAACCCATAAACCAAAACGTGTCTCTGATTTCTCGTTGATTATATTATCACGCGTCGCGGTTCCCGATACTCCCTTCTGATTACTCATAAAGTAAGAAGCAGCACCGGTTAGTCTTTCAAGCATCTCTAATAATAGGTTGATTGTATTGAACTCCCAGACGAATGATCTCTGGAGATTAGGGAAATATACACTATCTGAAGGCTTATCATCCCCGGTAGGATAGGATACCCCACCTCTTAGTTTATAGGATTGTTTCGTATACCCCTCGTCTGTTACTCTATGAAATCCGAACGGACAGTTAGTAAAGAATTGGAAATCTGATGCTTGGTTAAAGATGTTATTTATAGCATTGACTATCGGAGCAATGAGTTTCATTAAGGATTTACCTCTTACCTTGCCCGGTCTTCTGATTAGCGGACCGCCTATGAAGGGGATTTTACCTGTTCGAGTGATCTTCCTTAAAGGTTTCCCTGCCAGAAGAGTCATAGTATAAGGTTCTACTATAAAACGGAACTTCTCTGTCTTCTTACCCTTTTTGAATGTCCCATACCATTCTAGTAAGTCGATAGGGAATACTCTTGGGTCGAGGTCTTTGGTATCTTTGATCCCTAACTGGTCGTCTTTTATCTTCTTGAGTCCACCGCTCTTTTCTATTCTTGCTGACTTAATCTTACTTAGGAACATATCAACATCATCATCGGGGATATTCTTGAAGATTTTTCTTTCAGTTCTGTCTTTGAATTTATCACTGTCTATATGTAGAACGTGGATTAGAAAACTCTGTTCTTGTAGATTCTTACCATAGTCAGGGATTACAATATCATCCACATCAGCTATGTTCTCAAGAACACCTTTCTCAAATCTCTCTTTTACTGTCTTTATGTCATATTTCTTAAACTTGTTATTCTTATCTTGGACTGGGATTCGCTTATCTACCCATTCATACCAGACTTTCCAATAGACTTTAAATACTGAAAAACCTAAGCATATCTTATTATGGATATAATCATCTATCTCAAGATAGACGTTGCCCTCATTCTTACTTACTGCCCATTCAGCGAACTTCTTTATATTATCTCTGTTCTCGAAATCGTTCTCTTCTACTGCTACCCAGTGCATTCTTGAAGGATTCCATGAAGTAGCTAAGAGAGTAGCTTGGTAGGAATCAGCAGTTGACGGGGCTATCCCTAGGTTTCTATCAGCCATATCAGGCTCTTTAGAGAGGTCTTCTAGGACTGAAGGCTTCTCAGCTTCGTATTGTTGGATGTCTTTCTTCTTCTGGGCTAGCCAGTCTGCGGCTGCGTCTGTGCCTACTCGGTAGTCATCTTCTATCATAGAACAGATTTCTTTCTGCATCTTGGGAGAGTAGGAATCCGACTCTAATTCTATAGGAATCGGTTGAATCTTCTTCTCGTCAGGTGTTAGAGGGTTCTTTTTATCTTTCATTGATTACTCCTAATTGTGAGTCTTACCGAATGCTCCCGTTTTCTTACCGAAGGGGTTTATTATCCCACCTTTCTTCTTTTCCTTCAACGCATCCATCTCTCTTAATATTTTATCTATCTGATATTGGCACTCACTCTTGGTTAAGTTGTATTGCGTCCTTCTTGCGCTCCCTGTGTAATGAGCTATGCCTCCACTTGGGTCTCTTACTGCGCAGAATACTATCTCTTTCATGTCTATAAATCTATCAGGCTCTTTCTCGAACGCTGCTTTCTTCTCGGCTAATATCTCTTCTGGGGTCTTTATTTTGGGTTGCTCTTGCATTTATCTCCTTATTTATCTATACCTTTCTCTCAAAAATCCACTATCCGATCCTCTCTTGAAATCATATTTTATAGTACCAATCTTTTTTGACATATACAAGTTTAGTCCTATTAAAATAAGAGCTAGTAATACTTCTGCCATTTATATCCTTAATTACCTTTTTGTTCTAGTGCTTTTATTCTTTTATCCATATCATCTAATTCTTCACACACAGCATACGCAAATCTCTCAGACTCGGTCAATATCTGACCTTTAATATCTTCGCAATTCATTCTTTCTTCTACTCTTTGAAGAAACTTAGCTCTTCCTTCAACATTTTTCCACCGCGTAGTCACTAACTTATCCATGTTCCTCCTTAATATAATTTCGGTACATTCGGATCAAACTTGCTTACTGTTATGTACCGTGGATTACTCATCGCAAGGTATCTGGTTACATCTGAGAAATCTTTGTACTTCTCTCTTGGTTTCACTTTGTCTTTCACATCTCCGCTTGAGGTTAAAATGTCTCCTCTTGCATATCTTGATAAGTGTCTAATTGTATTAATACAGTTCTCTGTTATTAAAATCTTAGGTTGGACGACTATCTCTTCGTCCTTCTTCTCCCAGTATAGGAGTTCTCTGACCTTTAAATGTCCTGCTTCTAGTGCGTCTATACCATCTACGAACCTTAATCCACGCTTTAGAAGCTCTTTCTTAGGTGTTGTGCTTGACTGTCCGCCTTGTCTCTCGGCTAATTGGACTGTCTTGTTCCCGAAGTTGGGATCTATAATCCTCTTATGTATCGGTTTCCTGAATATCTGTCTTAGTGATTCTTCCTTCTCTTTGATGATTTTAGCATACTCGGTATAGGTTTTGTCATCTGAATACATCTCGTTGAAGTTCCTTTCAGGATACTCGTCTACGATATAAATTGTACCGGTGATACTTACCGCGGCCCAGATGATCGCCCAGGGTTTCCTATCGTGAGGATCTAATACTTCGTAGAGTGTAACTTTATTGAATGGTACGTCCTCGAAGGGGATTACATGAATACCTTTGTTGAACTTCATGTATATCTTCCCTGATAGATTGATTGGCATACCGTAGATACGAGACTTGATTTCGTCTTTAGTCATCAACTTAGTCTCTAAAAGTGTTCTCTCTTGGTCTATATAAGGATTCTCCGTAGTCCAGAGGAGGTAAAAGCGTATTCCTTCCTTCTCTACTACTCTAGGGAGGGTCTCATCTACCAATGGAGCGTACTTTGACTCAAGCGTATCATGGTTTTCAAAGATATTCTGTAAGAGATCAGTGACTCCTTTCAATGATGTCATGGTAAATATCATCTCACCATTTCTGTCAATAAGTCTCATTCTCTGCTCTCGGTATATATCGTAAGGGGCTTCTTCATCGTTCCATATACCGTCCAAATCTTCACCCTGGAAGCTTTCTCTTTCTTGGTCATAGGACTTGAAAATACCTATTGAACCATTCTTTAGAACTATCTTCCGATTGGTGAATCCTGTGATTTCGTTATATTTCCCATACTTTATACCTAGCTTGGGGAGTAACGACCAGACCTTTCTTTGTTGGATATTCACACTATCTTGGAATGTCTCTGCACATAACCACCATCTTTGATTTGGTTTCTCTCTCATCTTGTTGAGGACGTATTCAGCACCTTTCTCAGTCTTGCCTGAGCGATTTCCTCCAAAAAGTCCTTTGACTTTAGATGGATCTTTGCCAAACCTTTCTTGCTGTTCCAAATTTTCAAAGAACGCTAAGGGGTCAAGTTTCTTGCGATACTTTAATTCCCTTTCGTTTCTCCATAATTGCTGCTGCAATTTGAAGAGACTCGTTTTCGATAGTTTCTTTTGTTTTACCATCATTTTCAGTATATAGTGATTGACTAAAAGTATGATCTAACCTCTGTGCATCTGTCCAGCCAAAGTTCTTTAAAGCGAATATGTCTCCACTTCTGCCATGTTTTCTAAGGGCTTTCTCATAAGACTCTTCTACTATTAGTTTGGCTTCAGCTACAACTTCTATATATCCTTTCCTTCGGCTATAATCAGAAAGACTGGCTTTAGAACCTACAACTAGTGCTAAACCGGATACAGTGTATTCTTCTTCTTTTGTTTTATTGAGATATTTATTAAACGCTGTTGATAGGTGTTGTGGGGTAGGGAATTTGCGAGGACGTCCACCTATATTCTTTTTTAAGGGTTCGATAACTTTGTCTTTAACTTCCATCATTCTCCTTAAATACAATAAACATCTATATGTTTTAATTCTTCTTTAATTTTTTGAGCGTATTTTGTCCCGCCAATCCGTAGGGATTCTTTTAAGACAGTTTTTCTAGCTCCCTTACCCAAGACTTTCATAAAATCCATACAGTTTTTAGTCGTGATACTGATTATAATATCTCGTTTCATCCCTTCCCCTATACTTTCTGAGGTCGTTTACTACTAATACTACGAAAATTATGAGTATTACTAGGTGTATGTCAATCATTTGGTCTCCAATCTCCTATGAGTTTACCATTACCGAGGTCTAATACTAATCTGTTTGTTAGGGTGAATAATCTAATTTTATAGGGGCATTGCCCTTTTTTCATTGCTTTGAATATACTGTCTACATATTGTGCGTGTGTCATAAGTTATTTATTAATACAAGCCCGGATAATTAGTCCGAGCTTCTTGGTCTCTCACTGTCGGCTAAGGTATTTTTGAACAAGTCCTGCCTTAAACCTTCGTTTTCGGGTGTTTTACCTAAGCGAGATTTTCTTTTAAAAGAACAAATCGGTGCAATTAGTAGCTATGTTAGTATATTATTCCTCTTCTTTGTGAGCCTGATTAGTCCCTTCAACTCCTTGGCTAATGCGAGTTTTAGTTCTTTCCTCAAGCCACATCATAGCCTCTTCAATTTTAGTAATCGCAACTGCATTCGTTCTGCATCTAAAAGGACCCTTTTGGAATCCCCTTAAGCGATTAGCTAACAACTCAAGCACATTTTCAATGCTCGTTCCATTTACCTTGTGTTCCTTTATTGGACCACATTGAAACTTTATATGAATATATCCAGCTTCATCATTCACAATAGCTGGACTACCATCTAAAGCCTCTTGTTTTTGAGTGTTTAATCCTCTTAAATCGTCATTCATTCTGACCTCCATTTTGAGGCTACTATACTACACCGAATTATAAAAGAACGTTTATCCTGTATCTTTTTCCTCTTCAGCTTCAGCTTTTTCTTTTAGGAGCAAAGTCCAACCCCTTTTCAAATATTCATATAATACTTTATCT